ACCAGCCTCAGCGTTTCGGATCTCCAGATAGGTGCTGGAGACTTTGGGCAGTGTGACGGTGTTGCCGCCGTTGACGCGGTAGGTGACCTGGTACTCCAGTGCCCCAAAGACCTGCTCCCAGCCGAGCTGGATCAGCACCAGCGCCTGATCCTTGACCCGGTAAAGGCTCTCGGTCACGGTCAGCCCTGTCGGGGCCGCTGGCGTGGTCGAGAGCACCGTGATGGCACGAGGCTGCAAGGCCAAGCCCTGCTCAATGGCTGCGTACTTTTTGGGGTTGTGCGCCAGCGCCGTGATTTCGTGAATGCCGGGTTCGCTTTCAGCAACTTGCACCACCCGAAAGTGCTGAGCCTCCACCAGCGTGGAAGACAGCACCCAAATCGCACCCACCTGTGGGGCTATCGAAAACGCGCTGGTCACACCCACAGTTCGGCCGGACAGCGAGCCCACTTGCCGCTCTTCAACGACACCGGTGGGCAGCACCACGGAGATCCGCCAGGATCCTGCGGGCAGGTCCTGATCGAGCGTGACGCTGACGGTTGTGGCCGCAGCAATGCGTCCACCCAGTCGCATCCCACCTCGGCTGGCATCGGCCACCTTGACCACATCGCCAGGCCTGACCACCGCACCCTCGAGTCCGGTGCGGAAAGTGATGATCTCCGATTCAGACTGCTCGGAGTACAGCAACCATTTACCCACCCGGTTGGCCTGACCACGAGAGGTGCACCCCATGGCCACCACATCGGCCTGTACCACTCCATAACGGGCGATACCTGCAAGGTCCTCAACGTATTCCACCTTCTGTCGGTAGAAATCCTCCGGATCCACCCAGCTGACCAGGGCCACCGTGTGCCGAGCCTTGGCAGAGGACCCCTGGTAGGCGAACTCACCATCGATCACGTTGGCTGCGGTGAACTGGTAAACCGGATCCTGCGGCGCATCCTGCGTGACCGTGATGGCGCCACCCGACCAATAAGCCATGCCCCGGAACACAGAGGCCATGTCCTGCACCACCTTATATGCCTGCTCCCGGGTCTGCAGGTACAGGTTGCAGGTAAAGCGTGGCTCATAGCCACCCAGCCCGTTGGGCACCAATTCGTCACAGTACTTGGCCACCCGGTACAGCGCCCACTTGTCGACCTGCGACTCAGGCGTGTAGTTGCCAAGACCGTAGCGGGTATTGGTCACCAGGTCATAGAAGCACCATGCCGGGTTGTCCGTCCAGGCGACCTTGAAGCTACCGTCCCAGACACCGGCATAGGAGCGGGTCTCAGGATAGTAGTTCGAAGGAATCCGAACCCGAAGGAGCTTCAAGTCATAGCTCCGCCTAGGGATTGAGGTGAACTGCGAGGCATCAACACGAAGCGCCATCAAGGCACTGTTGGGATACCGCAGCTTGCTCTCGATCACCTCGGTGTAGGACTCGAGGAAGGTCTTGTTTTGCAGGCTGGTCTGCGTCGAGTCTGCCGTGACGCGGCGCACGCGCACATCCCAGGGGCCATTTCCAGAAAGGGGAACGTAGTAGCTTCGCTGATAGCGTGATGTGGTCTTTCCAGAAACCGTGTCTTGCAAGATCTGCACATACCCGGCTCCCCGGGCCTGCACATCGATCGCATAGCTGACCGAAGTACCGTTCAGATCACCATTGGTCGTATCCTGCAGCGTCAGCGTCGGGAGGCTGACCTTGATGCGCACAGCGTCCACGTCCGGGTCGGTGATGGAGCGCACCACGGGCTGACCGTACTTGCACTCCACCCCGACCGAGACCTCGTTTTCCACAGAAGAAAAGCCGGGGATATAACTTTGCTGCTGAGTGCCGGTCCGCGCCTCCAGCGTCACGCCGGTGAAGTTGTACGAGCCATCCGAATTCTGGATAGGCGTGTCGTCCAGATACACCGACTTCAGGCCACCGACCAGCCCCTCGATCTCGCCTTCACAGACGAGGTCGACCACCCGCGCATAGGCTTTAGAGCGCAGGCTGTCGGGCGCTTCCTGGGCCACACGAGCGCTGCCGCCACCGCCCTTGCCACCACCGCCCGCTCCAACAATGAATTGAGTATCAGCGGTGTTCATACAGCGATCTCATCCACATCAATGCCAGCGCTGATCACGGCCGAACCCACAATCAGCCGCCCGTAACCCACAGGCACGGGATGGCCTTGGGCGGTGGTGTTCACAGCGCCGTTGAAAACATAGCTCGGCTGGTTTTCTGGTCGCTCGGAAGGGTCAGAAGATTTGGCCGTCGGAGCAATCATCTGGGCCACGCCTCCCAAAATCATGGAAGTACCCACCGAATAGAGCGTGGCCTGCGAGAGAAACGATCCCGCCGCAGCCCAGCCCATCGGGTTCCACCAGGACACAGCGATCAGAGCCGCACCCAAAAGGATCTGACCCAGGCCATTGCCCCCAGCACCTGAGATCACGGGTGTGATCGTGATGTGCTGCTGCCCTGTGGGCTCATGCAGACGATCAAGATTCAAGGCGTCCCGCCCGGCCAGCACCCGGTAGCCCACACCTCGCTCACCTGAAGCCACGAGCTCTCGCTCGAAGGTGGGAAAGTTCGCGCACAGGGCACGCACCGCTTCCGCAGCAGTGGCCACAGCCATCTTGTGCCTGCGCCCGAAGCGCTTACCCAGCTCGCCGAGAAGGATGATGGTGGTCATGGAGGGTGGTTTGTTTCTGTGCGATGTCTCAAGATGTGCGTCGTGATCTTTTGCCAGTAGCCGCCATACACGTCCCGGCTGGAAAGCCTGCCCTGCAGGTGATGCAGGATCAGACCGTCACCCAGGTAAATGGCGGCATGGTTGGGAACGGGCGAAGCCACCTGCATCAGGAGCACATCGCCGACTTCCATGTCTTGGGATTGAACGGAGCCCAGTGACTCAAAGCCAGCCAAGCCAAAGTTGTCGAGGTACAGGCTCTGACCGCGCTTCCACCACTCGTCAAAGCGGTCAAAATTCGGCAGGTCAATGCCTCGCTCTGCCCGATACCAGTCCCGGATCACCGAGTAGCAATCAAGCACCCCGTGGGCCCATGCCCGACCGACCAAGGGAGCGATGTAGCCAGATGGCTGCATCTCATGCCACTTTCCAGAGGGGAAGGACAGAATGAACCAGGGCAAGCCAGAAGCTTCGCAGGCCACTTTGTCGGCCTGGCTGGGCTCAGCAGGCAGATTCGGATGGGAATGGAACACCCCCACGATCTCTCCAAGCCGATCGGCCCGGACATAGTCCTCGGGGTGGATCACGAACTGGTCGGTACCCACGCCAATGTTGCGGCATGGGACATAGGTCTCCCGGCCCTTGTGAATGACGAGCAGGCCACAGGCTTCACGGGGAAACTCCCGAGCAGCATGGGCCAGCGCCAGCGATTGGTTGACGGAGTCCATCATCGGATCAACCCCGCCGCCGGGAACCCGCCAAAGGGCAACTCGGCATTCGAGCCAAAGCGCTTCTGGCAGGACGCGAGCCTTTTGCCGCAGACATCCTGCACCCGGCTACCCACCGTCTCATCGTTGGCGTTGAAATAGGCTGTACCGGTATAGCCGCACTCCGAACCCCGGTAACTCCAGGGGCAGACGTTCTGAACAATCTGCCGTCTGGGCAAGGACACTCCTTCGAGATCGAAAGAGGCTGCCAACTCAAACTCGACCACATCCCGGGTCTCTCGTGACTTTCGATCAATGAAATACACATCGTCGGCAAACTCAGCCGTCGGATCCGCAGTCGGGTTGCTTCCAGTGCCGAAATTCACGGCATCGAGGTACTTGAGCAGCGTGCGCTTTCGCGTGACACGAGCCCCCACCAGGTCCTGGTAGGAGAGGATCAGCGCAGTGATGCTGCCCGTGACGTTGGCCACCTTGAGTTTGGGACGCGGCACCTGGCCGTTGCCGTTGAACTCAAAGCCTTCAGCCTGGACAGGGAACGGCTCATAGGTGTTGCCTTGCCAGACCACCTGACGGCGCAGCTCGTTGGTGCCGGCATGAAAGCGAACCACGCCTTCGTTGAAGAGGGTCAGGTCCATCACGAAGAGCTCGATGACCGCACTCGGGGAGAGCTTCTGGATTTCTGTGGTGATTGTTTGGACTGTCATGAGAGATCAAACACCTGCCTGAACGTGGCTCGGATGTTTTCTAGATTGGGTTCTTCCACGGTACGGTTCCACTCTTCGCAAAGGAACTTGCCCGCAATGCCGCTCGGGGTGGTCCAGTCAAAGGACTGAACCGCTCCACGGGCACGCAGGAAGTTGTCAATGGCAGCCGCCTCGGCCGTAGATTTGCCCCGAAATTCGAGAGACCAGACCTCGGGCTGGGTGTTGATGCCAAAGGCCAGGCGTTGCTCATACCCGTCGCCGAAGGAGACCTTGCGGACATTGGGTTTGAGGGTGAGGGATGCCCCAATCGAGGCGATCCATGTAAATGTCGCCATGAGAATCCTTCAATACATCACTGCCGACGCGGATCCAGCAGACCACCGGCTCGCTTCTGATTGAGCAGCTCCTGCCTCACCGCGCTGGAAATTGCTCTCCCCAGGTCTTTGCCCTGCCCAGCGCTGCTGGTCACCCCACCTTCGGCTACGTTGACCGAGATATTGAAAACATCCCCGCCACCAGAGGCAGACTGGTTCATGGTCACGGGAATGGATCGACCATCAGGCAGCGGCACATAGGCCTCGGCCATGGAGCCCTCGCCAAAGACCGCCAACTGAGGCGTAGTGGCCACCCCGCCAGTGGCGTACGCTCGCAGCGGCAAGGGGCCCGATGAGGTCATGATTCCGCCATCGGCAAACCCGAACATGCTGCCCAGCGCCTTGGCCATGGGCAGCGTGATGGCACGCTGGATCTGAATGCGGATCAGGTCAGAGATGATGGAGGTGGCCAGCGACTTGAAGTCGAGCTTGCCCGTCATCACGAAGTTGGTGAGCGCATCCGTCATCCCATTGAACGCCTTGGTGGTCACCGCCTCCATCTGCTTGCCCACCTGCTCGGTTTCTTCACCCAGGGTGCGAAGCGCCTTGGAGAAGCCTGCGCCAGGGTCTGACAACTCAAGGGCCCGTTGCCCCAACAAGGTCGCTCCATCGGCTGCCTGACGGGCCGCCTCCTCAATGCGCCGAAACGATTCGGCCAACTTGTCGTTGCCAGGCGTGGCCTCCACCAGCTCTCTGGCCTTGGCCGCGAAATCCGCCAACTCATCGGCGCTGGAGCGCCTCGCAGCGGACAGACGTTTGAGCGCATCGATTTCACTGATCGATCCGGTCTCACGTAGGACCTTGATTTGCTCTTCGGTCGATCGCAGCTGACCCTGGCTCCTGGCCACCTGCTCCTGCAAATCTTTGAGTGTTTCACCCGGCAGCTTGATCTCGCGCTCGAGGTTGGACTGCTGGGCTTCGCGCTCGAGCTTTTCTCGACGCAAGGTGATTTCCGAAAGTTTGTCTTGCAGCTTGAGTTTGTCCTGGGCTGTCTTGGCCACGGTGGCCAGGCCACGCTTCAAGATGGACTCTTCCTGCGCATACAACTCGCCCAGGCGGTCCGTGAATTCCTGCTGGGCGTTCAGCCGGGCCTCACTGGCCTCCTTGTAGCTGATGTAACCCTGACCCTCGTAGAGGTCGATGATCTTTTGGCGGTCCTTCAGAAGGCCCGTTTCCACATCGGTCAACCCCTGCAGCTGCTTGATGTCGCTTTCGATCTTGGCCATGGCCGCTGCGGTGAGCGCACCAGTGGCCGAGTTGTAGTTGAGCTTGGGCTTGGCGGCTTCACCGGCCGCTTCGGTCTCGCCTCGGTTGATGGCGTCAAAGCGCTCTTTGACCGCATCGGCCAGGAGGGGCATCTTCCAGAGGTCAACGTAGGTCTGATTGGCCTTTTCGACGATCGCATTGCGCTTTTCCAATGCGGTCTTGAGGGTGGCCTGGTTCTCCTCGGAAAACGGGTTCAGTCCCTTGCCACCGGCGAGGAAAGTGCCAAGCAATTCGATGTCTGCCCAGACCGCCTCGAAGCTGCCCATGACCGCCTTGGCCATCTGGATCACACCGCGCAGCGCATCGATCACGATGGCAATGCCATACGCTGTGTCCTGCGCCCAGGTCTTGAGCGTGCCATCGTCTCGCAGCTTGACCATGGCCTCAGCCGTGTTGTGCGTGCCCAGCATCACGGCTTTGAGCTCGCCGACCAATTCTTCGAGTGCAGGCAGCGCCGCCGTGACGATGGTCTGGGCGACAAAGTTGTGCTCGGCCCGCATGCGGCCCAGTGCCTTCGATGCCTTCTCGGCAGATTCGATCTCTGCTTCAGTGAGACGGATGTTCAGGTCCTGGTTGGCAGCCAGGTCCTTGAGGAAGGGCAGCAGCCCAGCTCCAGACTTGCCGAACAGTTCAAGCGCAATGGCCGTCTTGCCTGCCCCGTCCTCGAAATTGGACAGTTTCAGGGCAATGTCGTTCATGACCTCGGCCGGATCGCGCAGGTTTCCCCCTGCATCCTTGGCCTTGATGCCCAGAAACTGTAGGGCCTGGGATGCCCCTTTGGTCTCATCGTCCACCCCGGCCAGCCCCTTGGAGAGTTTTGTCAGGCCTACGCCAATCTGCTCCATCGCTACGCCAGAAATGGTGGCCACCGGTGCAAATCCGGACAGGGCCGTGGCGCTTGCCCCGGTTTGCTCGGCCAGATCCTGCAGAGCGGCCACTGTTTCCAGCGTGTGGGCCACCAACTCCTTGAGCGCCCCCACCGACTCCACGCCGATGGCGATGGCAAAGGTGGTTTTAGCGACTTCGGCCACTTTTTCGAGGGATCCACGCATGGATTCGGCGTGGCGTTCCAAAAGCAATGCACTCTTGCCCAGGTCTTCGCGGAAATCGGCCGTTTCCGCTGCGAGTTTGACCACGAGGGAGCCGATATCAGCCATGCTTCATCACCTTATGCGCGAACATGGCCTTGAAC